GGCCATCGTAGAGCTGATACTGGTGGCTAAAGAGCCGATCCTTAACGGTGGAGCAGAGACAGACCTGTCTGCTGACAAGTTGAAGAACGCTGCGGCGACAAAGAAGCTTGCCATCATGGACGCGTTTGACATCCTCAAGCGAATCCAGGAGGAGAGAAACATGCTCGACGCACCAGAGGCCAAAAAGACTCCAGACGCTGTCGAGACTAAGAAGGGCTTTGCGGAAAGGTTCTCTAAATGACCAAGCTGTACCAAGTCCTCAAGGACGTTGTAAGGCCAGAGGTTCTCAGCAAAAAGAACAAGGACAAGTCATGGGAGTACGGATGGGACCCGAAGCATGACTTTGTGGTCATCTCAAAGGACGGAACCATCGGGCCGGTCTACGAGGTCAACGGACTTCGTATCGCGCTGCCGATGCCGAAGGACATCCAGAACCGTGACGCCAAGTGGCAGCCGCAGGAATATCCCAAGGACCTCGCAAAGATCAAGACTATCTTTGACTGGAACAAGTACGACAACGAGTTCAAGACCAAGTGGATCGACTACATCGAGACCGAGTTCGACCGAAGGGACAACGGCTTCTGGTTCATGAACAACAAGCAGAAGACCTACATCACCGGCACCCACTACATGTACTTGCAGTGGACCAAGATTGACGTTGGTCTTCCAGAGTTTCGTGAGTCCAACCGCATATTCTTCATTTTCTGGGAGGCGTGCAAGGCAGACACGAGATGCTTTGGCATGTGCTACCTCAAGAACCGTCGTTCTGGATTCTCATTTATGAGCTCATCTGAGCTGGTGAATACAGCAACCATCAACAAGAACGCACGTCTGGGTATCCTGTCAAAGACCGGTAACGATGCTAAGATCATGTTCACGGACAAGGTCGTACCCATATCAAACAACTACCCGTTCTTCTTTAAGCCGGTACAGGACGGTATGGACAAGCCAAAGACCGAGCTCGGTTACCGGGTTCCTGCGTCTAAGATCACGCGGAAGAACATGGACAAGAACGAGGAGGAGATCGAGGGACTTGACACGTCTATTGACTGGAAGAACACGGCTGACAACAGCTATGACGGTGAGAAGCTAAAGCTGCTGGTTCATGACGAATGTTACGACCCAGAGACCATGATACTTTGCGAAGGAATGGTCTTTAGGAAAATAAAAGACATTTGCGTTGGTGATAAAGTTATTGTTGAAGGTGGGGTAGTAAAAACGGTTGTTAAAACAACTAGCGGAACCACAGACATGTACAAGGTCTCTCAAAAATGGGGAGATGACTATGTTGTTTCTAGAAATCATAGATTATATCTAGAGCAATACAGCTACAACGGGAAGCTTAAAACCTCAAAAAGAAAAAGGGTTATAATGACCCCGGAAGACTACATGGGGCTTAGCGGATATAAAAAACAACATACATTTTCCGTTAAGAGTTCTGGTTTGGAGTTTGAAGACAAGGACATAACAATACCACCATACCTACTAGGGTTATGGCTGGGAGACGGTAGGCAGAATGAGTTCACGATAATAGTAAACACTGAAAAAGACGAAGAGATATTGTTTTATTTGGGCAGAATTGCCGAGATGAGAAATCTTGAGTTTGAGATAAAAAAACACGGAACGTGTAAAAGCGTTGTGTATTTTAAGTTCAAAGGTATAAACAACGAATTGTCAAAACTAGGCGTAAGAGATAATAAGCACATACCATCGAACTATCTAAACTCTTCAATAGAAACTAGATTACAGTTATTAGCTGGCATCATAGATACTGATGGAAGTTCTGACAAAAATAAGAACATGATAGAAATAGGAATGAGCAGAAAAGATCTTGTTGAACAAATAAGAACTCTTGCTCTTTCTTGTGGATTGTCTTGCAGTAGCGTAATGCACAAAGTCAGCAACTTTGATACCGATGTTTATAGAATATCAATAGCTGGAAACTTGTCTACAATACCAATGCTTATTGAGAGGAAAAGATTTGACAATTACCAGCAGTCTTATACCAATAGAAGATGTGGAATGAGCGTTGACTATATTGGAAAGGGCGAGTATTTTGGAATACAGGTAGATGCGGATAATGATGATGAAAGAAGATTGATACTTTCTGACTTCACAATATCCATGAATAGCGGCAAATGGCTTGTGCCCAATAACATTGAGAACAACTGGCGTGTAACAAAGACGTGTCTGCGTCTTGGTTCGCGGATCATCGGAAAGTGCATGATGGGTTCTACCTCGAACGCACTCGACAAGGGTGGATCGGGATTCAAAGATATCTACTATGACTCAGACCCAAGAAAGCGAAGCAGTAACGGACAGACCAAAAGCGGCTTGTACTCGCTGTTCATTCCTATGGAGTGGAACTTTGAAGGATTTATCGACGAGCATGGCTGGCCGGTACTTGAGAAGCCAGAGAATCCGGTCAAGAGTATCGACGGCAGCTGGATCACGCAGAGCGTTGTTGAGTACTGGGAGAACGAAGTTGCAGCGTTGAAGAGCGACGCGGACGCACTGAACGAATTCTATCGTCAGTTCCCACGCACGGAGTCGCACGCGTTCCGTGACGAGAGCAAGTCTTCTCTGTTCAACCTGACCAAGATCTACCAGCAGATCGACTACAACGACACCATGGTGCAGATTCAGTCCATCACACGCGGATCGTTCCACTGGAAAGACGGCATCAAGGACTCTGAGGTGGTGTGGACTCCAGACCGAAAGGGGCGCTTCTTGGTGTCATGGATGCCGGAGCACAACAAGCGTAACAAGGTATTAAAGACAGGCGGTAGGTTCAAGCCGGGCAACGAGCACATGGGATGCTTTGGGTGTGACCCATACGACATCTCTGGCGCCGTTGGCGGTGGTGGATCTAACGGATCGCTTCACGGGCTGACCAAGTTCCACATGGACGAGGGGCCGGTGAACGAGTTCTTCCTTGAGTACATCGCGCGTCCACAGACGGCGGAGATATTCTTTGAGGACGTACTGATGGCCTGCTTCTTTTATGGCATGCCGATCCTTGTGGAGAACAACAAGCCACGCCTGCTGTATCACTTCAAGAACAGAGGATATCGTTCATTTGCGATGAACAGGCCAGACAAAGCAATTGCCAAATTGTCAAAGACCGAGCTTGAGATTGGTGGAATACCAAACTCATCAGAGGATGTAAAGCAGGCACACGCGGCCGCGATCGAGACGTACATCGAGCAGCACGTTGGCATCGACATGGAGGGCACGTACAGGTCTGCTGACGAGATGGGAACCATGCCGTTTACCAGAACTTTAGAGGACTGGGCAAGGTTTGACATCAACAATCGTACAAAGCATGACGCATCTATCAGCTCTGGACTCGCTATTATGGCAACGCAGCGGCATCTATATGTGCCCGAGGTAAAGAAGTCAAAAATAAGCCTTAAATTTGCACAATACGATAACAAAGGCTTTCACAGCGAGTTAAAAAAATAATGACAGATCCAAAAATAATAATCAATGCAACTACCTTCCCAAGCCAGCTGGCCACGGACGCTGAGAAGGCGTCTAAAGAGTTCGGTCTACAGGTTGGGTTAGCGGTGCAGTCGGAGTGGTTCCGAAAAGACGCAGGCTCGTGCAGGTTCTATAACCAGTGGGTGGAGTTCCACCGTTTGCGCCTGTATGCACGCGGGGAGCAGTCCGTTGAGAAGTACAAAAAGGAGATGTCATTCGATGGAGACCTATCGTATTTAAACCTTTCTTGGACACCGGTACCTATCATGCCTAAGTTCATTGACATTGTTGTTAATGGAATGGCTGATAGAAACTTTTCAGTAAAGGCCGTAGCGCAAGATGCACTAGCGGCAGATCAGCGTAACCAGTTCCAAGACATGATCGAAGGCGACATGGTCGCTAAGGATTTCTTGCTACAGACAAAGGAACAGTTTGGCGTAGACGCGTTCAACACCAATGTAGAGGAGCTTCCATCAAACGATGAGGAGTTGCAGCTTTACATGCAGTTGAAGTATAAGCCAAGCATCGAGATTGCAGAAGAGCAAGCAATCAATACTCTACTTGAACAGAACAACTATGCAGACACTAAAAAACGTATCGATTACGACCTTGCCACTTTGGGTATCGGTGGTGCGAAGCACTCATTTCTACCAGGAGCTGGAGTTAAGGTTGAATATGTCGACCCCGCCAACTTGGTATACAGTTACACCGAGTCACCCTATTTCGACGACGTATTCTACTGGGGAGAAGTAAAGCAGGTTCCGATCACTGAGTTGATCAAGATTAAGCCAGACATCACAAAGCCAGAACTAGAAGAAGCCTCACAGCTTGGATCTGCTTGGTGGGACTACTATGGCATCATGCGTACATACAGGAACGACTTGTTCGACAAGGACGTTGTAACCCTGTTGTACTTTAACTACAAAACTGACAAGACCTTCGTATACAAGAAGAAGTTCTTGGAGAGCGGTGGAGAGCGTATAATCCGTAAGGACGAGAGCTTCAACCCTCCAGTAGACCAAGAGGAAAGATTCGAGCGTATCGAGAAGCGTATTGACGTTTGGTACGAGGGTATCTTGATCCTTGGCTCAAACAAATTGATCAAGTGGGAGCTGTCCAAGAACATGGCACGCCCCAAGTCTGCGTCACAGTATGCGTACTCAAACTACGTGATGGTTGCCCCTCGTATGTACAAGGGAGCCATTGAGTCTTTGGGCCGCAGGATGACAGCATTCGCTGACTTGATTCAGATGACTCACCTTAAGTTGCAACAGGTGTTGACCAAGATGGTACCAGATGGTGTGTTTATTGACGCTGATGGACTGAACGAGGTTGACCTTGGCAACGGTGCCGCTTACAATCCAGAGGATGCGTTACGCATGTACTTCCAAACGGGTAGTGTAATCGGACGTAGCTATACACAGGACGGAGAGTTTAACAACGCACGTGTTCCGATCCAGGAGCTGAACCACAGTGCAGCACAGGGCAAAATCTCTAGCCTGATCGCAGCATACAACCAGTACATGGGAATGCTACGTGACGTTACAGGGCTTAACGAAGCACGCGACGGGTCTATGCCTAGCGCCGATGCTTTGGTGGGCGTACAGAAGCTGGCAGCGGCCAACTCGAACACTGCAACTCGTCACATTCTTGACGGTGGTATCTTCATCACACGCAGGTTGTCTGAGGCATTGTCTTGCCGTGTGTCTGACATCTTGGAGTACGCTGAGTTCCGCGAGGAGTTCGCTAACCAGATCGGTAAGTATAATGTTCAGATCCTAGACAGCATAAAGGACCTTTACCTGCACGACTTTGGTATCTTCATCGAGGTTTCGCCTGACGAAGAGGAGAAGCAACAGCTTGAGGCTAACATCCAGATGGCATTGAGCCGTGACCAGATTGCCCTCGAGGACGCGATCGACATCCGCGAGATCAAGAACTTGAAGGTTGCTAACCAGTTGTTAAAGGTTAAGCGCAAGGACAAGGAGAAGAAGGACATGGAGAAACAGCAGATGATGTCTCAGTTCCAGTCTCAGTCTAACATCGCAGCTACACAGGCAGCAGCCGAGGCCAAAATGGCACAGATCGAAGCAGAGACACAGTCTAAGATCCGCATCAAGGAGGCAGAGTCTATGTTCTCAGTTCAGACAATGCAGCAGGAAGCAAATATTAAATTGCAGTTGATGCAGCAAGAGTTTCAGATGAACATGCAGTTGAAGGGCATTGACGCTAGCATGATTAACGACAAAGAAAAAATGAAGGAAGAAGCTAAAGACAAGCGGATTTCTATTCAGAATACACAGCAATCAAAATTGATCGAGCAAAGAAAAAACAACTTGCCACCGGTCGATTTCGAGTCGAATGAGGACACCCTTGATGGCTTTGACCTAGCGTCATTTGAGCCAAAATAGCGTGTCACATTTATTCGTAAATTTGTGACGTAAAATCAAATCTTATATGGAAAATGAATTCAAAGTGAAGGAAGTAGCCTTCGAGGAACAGAAATCTGTTCAAGAAATCGAAGCACAACTTCTGAAAGAGCACGAAGAGAAGCATGGCTTGTCTTCTGAAGA